GTCGCCTTGTGGCTAAAAAAACGACCGCCTTTAGATGAGTTGTCTTTTTTGCATAGGCTTTGTAAATTATCTGTTGCCCACATATCGCCGCCTTTTATACGTGGGATTATATGGTCTACAGTATCGGCAGGCCCACCACACATAGCACACTGCCAGCCATCTCGGTCAAGTATGGTAATGCGTAGCTTCTTCCACTTACCTGTGCTTATTGCCTTACGACTCAATGCCATCCCTTTATCTTGTAATGCTCTAATGCTTTACACATAGATCCATATCTATTTAGATTGTATTTAATACCCCAGTCTATTTGCTTAGTACCATCTACCCTTGCTAAATACTTAGATCTACCTTGTGGTATGCCATAGTGCGACCCGTTACGTGCTAATGGGTTAAGCCTAGATTCTGCCATATACAGCTCTACTAAACAGTGTGTCTCATCTATATCATTTAATGTTATTAGTATGTATTGCTTATAGTGTGTAGGTTTGTAATTACTTACAGTTGCAACGGAATAATCTTTTACAAAGATAAAGTTAAATGCAATTAACAATAAGGTGGCCCAAACTCTGCACCTTCCGAGCCCTGCCGTTGGCGGCTCAGCTTTGTGATTTAAGATCACATGCTTGTTTAGGGTAGCATGCGTTGTCAAATCAATTAACATAACCGCAGGTCAGACGGCAAGTCATAATGCGTAAATCATCGGACTCTAACCAAGTCTCCGCATAGCCAGCATCCATTACTTAGCCCCTATCAATGCACAAGTGTGGCAACCGGTACCTAGAAATTGCCAGCCACCACACTGCGCACATCGGTCTATGTTACTGTCTGGTATATGTAAAGCCTCAGCTATATTCTTAACACCAACACAGCCACAATCCATACACTGATAAGCCTTAAATCCTTCGGGCGTATCTAGCTGGTCAAGCCATAAGAACTCGGTCTTACGATCACACCCATTACACTTAAACTTTGTGTACATGTGATAAAATCCCCTTTCTTATTGCCTGCAGTGGCACTGAGAACAAACCAAATACTGACCATCATGTAATAACCTGTCATCATTACACGATACACATATCTGCTTACTAGGGTTCAGGCTTTCATTATCATTCTCCATGCGTAATGTAAAGCCTGACCCGTTTAATACTTCAACATACCCCATTTAATCACCCCCTTTATCAGGAAAGAACCATGAGCCTGTTGCATCTTGCTTAGCCCATACAGCATGTTCTTTTATATTGTCTAGGCATACATAGCCGTAATATTCTTTCTTTGTAGTTTTACTAAGTCCGGTGCGTAACGTCATGCCTTTAGCACAGCATTCCGGTGGTGCTTTAGGTGGCGTGCGCTGCACAGCTGCAATCCATTCATCATTACTTACTGGCAACGGCTCTGTGCGATCTACAGTAAATGTTTGTGGCACAGCTTGTAACTGCACCACTTTGCTCATTTCTTCTCTACTAGCACGTTTTCCTTTAGCTGCGTAACCAGCATTTGCAAGCGCACGACCGATCGCTGAAGTTTCACAATTCTCCAATGCAGAAGTTGCATTAACACCACGATCAGAAATGCTTTCACTAGCAAGTCCAGTCGCATACGCTTTAGCGTCGGCTTCCGTTTTATATAATTCAGCACTAACAATGTATCTAGTGTCTGTGGCCTGCTCAATCTTTGTTGCCACTCTTCCATCTGGGTAATCCTTCCACCACTTTTCAAGTCGGCTCTCGACTGTTTCATAATCTGCCAGGTTAAATGCCATTAGTCTTTCCATTCGTATCTGTCATCTGACATCGCATCTGTAATGGTTTTAGCAATACTGATGTAGGCCAAGCAATCTTCGTAATTGTCAAGGATCGTAGGATCTTCAGCTTGCCGGCTGATCTTGACCAACGCCATACAAATTGCAGCCTCGTTTGGTTGAATTGGATAACCCAGATATGCACTCCACAGTTCGGCAATCCTCTTGTGGTTTGTAATTGGATGCCCATAGCTGACACCTCTTGCATGAATAGTTTTGATGACATTATCAAATAACTTCTCAGTTGTTGTTGTCATAAGTTTTGTTTTCTGACAATGCGCGGTGAGACTTCCAACCTTCAGCTCTACCAACCCAGTAGCCACGATCAAAGGCTTTATCCATTATCTTTGTTACTGCATACCAACCAATTAAATAACCCAGGATGCTATAAATAACTAGCCAGGGTGCTGTTGTCTCTATCATGTAGCCCTACTTTCCATACCACAATTTGTGGCATAGTAATAGTGTCGCACTTGTGTATGACTTTGTGGATTATTTAGGGCGTAGTTTGTATAACGATTAGGTAACGATGTTACCCGTAATACCGCCCTAGAGCTGTAAATGAGCCATCCTTGTCAATAGGCACTAACGTGGGTGTTAGTGTCTTTCCTACGGCTTCTAGTATAGCAAAGCCCATCTGCCAATTTGCGCTTCCATAGCGTATATAAGAGGCTTTTTTTCTGTCCATTAGATTACCTACCTCAACCCCATATAAGGCCCTGTAATGGCTTCCTATGGCTTCTGAGTAGGCACTCATACCTAGTCTATGGCTATGTCCTGCTATGACCGATTTGCCCCATTTTTTAGCCAAGTTAAGGGCTGTGATACCTGCATGCTGGCTCATGCTGCCCTCATCGCCATGTGCTAATACCCAGCCAGGATGGAACTCATAGGCTGTCTTGTAGTAGTCAATGCCCATACTTGCAAAGTCCATGAACTTAGGATATTGCAGCTCTGGTAAACCGATAAGGCCAGGTGCTTTTAGTAAAGTGCTATAAAGGCGATCAGTATGATTAGACCGGATAACACTAGCTTGCTTGCTGTACTCGGTAAGATCCCATAATATGTTTTGACAAGCTGCACGATCTTCGTTAAGAGTCTGACTGTAAGCCAAAGGTGTGCCATCGGCCCACTTGCTAATTGTTTGAAAGTCGATCTCATCGCCAACACATAAAACCTCGTCAAACTTCTCACGTCTTGCCAGTTTAATGACGTTCTTAACTGCCTGCTCATGATGATATGGAATCTGTAAATCTGATATTACTAGCCAACGCTTAATCTTCGTCTTCTTCTGTAGGATCTATACTAGGTATGATGCCGCCATCACCAATAACCCAGTCTGGCATAGTCGCTCTATCTGATACAAAATACAAGCTACAGCTCTCACTAAAGCCAGCCTTACGTGCAGCCTTGTAGATCTCATTCATGGCAATATAATGCTGATCTAGTTTAGATAATGGCTCTGGCGACTTACGCACAATGCGCTTATTTATCTTCTTACGCTTACGTCTTGTATCAGCCATACTACTATTGTCGCTTACACATTAGTGTATATAGATCATCGACACGCTGCTCTAATCTAGTAAGTTGATCTTTCATACTAGATCCGCTATTTGGTTTAAGCTCTTGTAAGTAAGACTTAATAACCCAACGTAGAGCCACTAATAAACTTGTACATACGGCGCATACGCCAACGGCTAAAGCGACCCACTCGCCTGGTGTCATGCTTCATCTGCACCGAGGCCATAAGCACTGTCGGATTTGTCTAAAGCCCTAGCTGCCGGCCCTGCTAATGCTGCAACAATTACAGACACTGCTGGATCTAAACCTAATTCGTTACTTGCTAGAAATGTCAACAAAGAGACAAGCACACCCCTAAAGTATGATTTAAGTATTGCTTTCTGCTTCTTGGTTATTTTCATAAGTTACCCCCTAGTAGTGGTATATCAAACGGCTTGCTGTCTTTATCGCCTAACTTTGTAAAGCTTATATGTATGTGCTTTGTATGTTTGTTAAAGCCCTTGTACTTACGCCACTTAAAATTAAGTATCCTGCTAGCGATCATGCCGTTATGGATTACGTAAGATATGCGCTTATCGGTCTTTGCACACTTTCTGATTTGGTCAGCCAGATATATTGAGATCCCTTCGGATGAATCCAAGCGAGAATCCACATCAATGGCTCGTACACACCCGTCTGCATCTGGATTATGATCCGATTTTGTGGCGGAATGACGAGCATCACCCAACCACCCATCAGAGGTAGTGCGACGATCTGGGTACCAGGTATCAATTTGATCTCGTAACTGCACACCAGCTGCACATAGCCATGGTTTCATACACACTCCCCCAAGATTGTGCTATAAACCTAAAGCCCGAAGGTCATCAGTAGTTAAACCTAATGCTGCTAATTTAGCCTGTGCTGCTACTTTGGCATCTGCCTTTGCTTCGGCTTCCGCTTTTTCTGTTGCTATTTCTTTTTGTCTTGTTTCTCTTTCTTTTTTTTCAGTAGCAGTTTCATCACGCTCAGTAATTGTTTCTTCACCTGTTAATACATTAAATTCTTTTTCTGTTATTTTCATAATTACTCCTTATGCGCTCGTATAAACAAAAACAGTTCCAGCATCAAAATTGCCTGCTGATGAAAATACTGATATTGATGATATAACAGTTGCTGAATTGTAATAACCACCTAAAACATAACCGCTATTTGTGCTAGTACTTTCCTCACCAGTTCCAGCTAAATTGAAAACCTTTACACCTGAGCTGTTGCATCCACTTAATAATACATAACCATTACAAGTGTAATCAGCATTGGAAGGATGTAATATACCCAATTCCATAGAAGTGGCTGCTCCAGTAACTGTGGTTCTAATTGTTTGTGATCCATAAGTTGTTGGCGCGTTTACTTTCATACCATAACGATAATAATTGCTTGCTGTGTCTGTATTTAATCTTACAGATATTGTCGCACCAGCGGTTGCTGAGGATGCTCCTGATACAATAACCATAATTTTATCTTTAGCACTTATTCCAGAAACTGTAATAGTTGCAGCACCAGTCAATGCTGTACCACCAGCATTTAATAAAGACCAGTTTGCGCCACTTGAAGCAGCAGCACCAGCACCTTTGATAAATATAGCAGCGGATGTGCTTGTAAAATCTAATGTGCCACTTTCATATTGTGCTAATGCTAATGATGCAGAAGTATTAACTGTTGCTGTGCCAGCTGTAATTGTGCAAACTCCAGCACCTAGATTTGTTATTTGTACTGTGTCACCTGCTGCAAATAAAGCAGTGTTAACAGTTATTGTCGTTGCACTTACACTATCCATAGATATGGCTGTACCAGCATCGGCAGCAACTAATGTATAACTTGCAGTCTTAGCGGATGCTGCTCCGCCTAGCATCGCTGTCTGTTGCAGTGAAGTCATCTGTGCAGCTGTTAATACCTGCCCAGTCGTAAACGTTTGTTTTGCCATGATACCCCTTAGTAACTTAGGACATTATAGTCTAAAGTGCCATAAATCGTATCATTTAGGATAAATGCGTCTATGACTGGCTCTAATGTCGTGAACGTGGTTTTCCAACTATTTGGTGATATGTTCATACGCACACCAAAAATCTGTAATGTTTTCTCTAAGGTAGATCCGCCAGGCTGTGTTGTGATTACCTTGATCGGATCAAAGAAGTCTAAGTCAAGGGCTGCAATAATGCCTGTGTTGTAATTGTTTGTATACAGGTCAAGCACTATAGAGTCGACTCGGATACTTGTTTCTGCTCTGCTAGCCACATAAGCTTGGGCATAATTTAGGGCTACTGCATCAGTCTGCATAAGTAGGTTGTCTAAAAAGTAGCTGTGTAAAAAATACTTATCTATGCTGTCTTGGTTTAAGGCTACCTGCGCTGTGCCACCTGACCTAGTAATTGTAGCTTTGTTAAATATCAATGTGTCATTTAATATCCATGATGCATCAAAGTAATCTATGCCTGTGCCATTATCTGCAAAGATTGTAGGTGTGCCGCCAATAGATCCGGCCGTAACGTTTCTATCTTGAAATACAAAATTATTATCTGCATCCACATAGATTGCACCATACTCGCTTTCGCTAGCAGTAAACAAGGCTTGCAGTGCTGTGCGGTTAGTGCCCGGATCTGTCTGTAAAGTAGTAAGCCCTGCATCTATGTCTCGCTGTGATGCTGGCCAACTAATTTGATCTAGTATTTGATTTATACGTGTGCCGGATAAGTCGCCTGCGGTTGCACCTGTTACTGTGCTGATCTGTGCTACCTGCGCTAATCTAAACGCATCTACAGCTTGTATAGTCGTAATTGCTACATCTTCGCCAGACTCACTTGGATATGTAGTTACATAGCTTGTAATAAATCCGCTAAAGATAGGATATGTTACTGATGAGTACGTTGCAGTAATTTGCACCTTCTTCATAGGTGTTAATAAATTGTAATACGGCCCTGTTACATTCTGCGGATTAAAATCGCCATTCTGATCTGTAATACGTAAAGTAAGTGAACCTGTTTGGAATTGATCTGATAGTGCAGTACGGCCTCGGTTAGTCTCTATGCGGTTCACTTGATTAGACACATCTACAATTACAGCTGTTGAATCGGCTAATATGTTTGTATCTAGTATTCCTGATCCCAATACTAAAGCCTGCGCAAAACTAGGTCCAGTCGAGAAATTAATTACTGCATTTATTACTGGTATAGGCATTATGGTAATTGGCCTGCGCCAGTAGTGCTATATCCACTACGGCCAGCGACTTGAATGCTTTCGGCTACTAACTGAGCAAACTTATCACCAGAAGGTGAATCAATTCTTACGTTTACATCTAGTAACCTATTGCCAGACTCTCTAGCTCTTTCTGTTGCTATTTGAGATACGTTCATACCGGCATAAGAAGATGATCCGACTAACTGTGTTGCTAGATCTTGAAAGTAACTTGCTGGCTGTGATGGTAAGCCAGGTGCGCTCACGCTTGGTGCTGCAGCTGTGGAAGGCATTCCAAATTGTTTGTTAATACTTTCTATCTGTGCATTTATTCTATTTATTAAAGATCTAACCTGCACTAAAGCAAACTCTGTAAGGGTTTTACCAGCTGCTGCGGCCTCTGCTGCTAACTTCTTTAGTGCATCTGCTGCTTCTAACTCAGCCAAATACTTTTTAGCCAAAGCCTCGTTATTATCTAATATGGCTAACTGTGCTTTTAAGCGTAACTTAGTCTCTTCATCGGTTGCACTGTTTAGGGCTGCGGTTAATCCTATGCGCTCTAGGTCAAACTTCTTTTTCAGTTCTTCTACGTTTTTATTTTCTAAGGCATTCTTTTTTGTAATTATACTAAACTCTTCTTTACGTGCTTTAATTACTTGCATACTTGCAATAAGATCGGCCCTTGATTTAGCTGGTGATAATCTAGGTGCGTTTACATCTGACTTGCGCATAAACTTGCCACCGACTTTAACGCTAGCATTAGGGTTAAGTAATCCTAAGACATCGCCAATAGTTGCAAAGGCGTTGCCTATCTTCTCCGCTGATTTAACTAACTTGGCAGTAAATGTATCTATGTCGTTACTATTAGATAATGCTGCTAGCGCATCTAATAAGCCCTTGCCTATTGCCTCTTTAGATTCATCTACGGCCACAGTTAATTTAGCCATACTGCCTGCATAGCCTTCTACAGCTGCTGCGGCCTGACCTGCAAAGTTAACGTTAAGTGTGCGCTGTACTTCTAAGAATGATGCTGACTTTAACTGCGCCTTGCTTAGTCCTACACCTAATCTGCCTAATGCTGCGTTATCGCCTAGGTAGGCTTTAGATAGGCTAGTAGATACAGCTGTAAGATCCTTGCCAGTGCCGGCTGATACGTTTAATGCAGTCTCAAATAAACTCTGTGCCTTAGCGACATCCTTCGTTACAATCAATAGTCTCTGGAAGCCTGGAATTAAACTTTCATCAACAATGCCAAACTGCAGCGATAACTTCTTTAGATAATCTTCTATACCTGGCTGCTCAAACTCTAAGCCTAAGTTGCTAACTGTGGTGCGTAGTTTAGCGGCTGCCTTCTCGGAATCTACAAAGGCGTTAACTGCATTCTTACCAAAGTTAATTAAGGCTATAGATCCAAATACCTTAGCAAAGGTCTTGCCTAGGCTTTGTACATTTTTGTCAAAGGCTGATATTTCTTTTTTGCCTTTTTTTAATCCTTTGTTATCAAAGGTGCTAACTGCGCTGACAATTAAATTAGGCACTATGCAGCCTTTCTAATTTCTGTATCTTTAATAAACTTCTTTGCTACTGTGTCAATAGCATTAACTACTCTAGGTATAATTACATCTTTAGTCTCATCCCAAGCACGATAAATCACACGACCTCGTTGTTTACCTTGACCCTTCATGCTAGATAGCATTTCTGCAGCTGAATTAAATTGCACAGGTGCGTTAGGGTTTAATGATTTATTACCTCTAGGCCTACCTATACGCCCTGCAGTCTCAAAGATTGCGCCTGACCTAGAATTATTGTAAACATAAAATGCAGCCTTAAATCCTTTGTCGTTTCTTTTATTTTGTCCTGCAGAATAGGCCACCATGCTTTTAGCGTATTCATAGTCATAAGGTGGAAATAATCTATTAGGATCTTTGACTGTTTCTAATGACCCAGTGCCTTTACCCCAGCCGCTTAACACTTCATTTTGTGCCGGTAAATAACTACGTGCCCGATCTCGGACAATTAACATAGCCTGCTTAATATTCTTTGACATCTCTTTGTTAAGGTCTTTGTCTACATCTCGCATAGCCTTTTGGAGTTGCTTAACGCCTGTTACGACTACGGGCATTTTTAATCTCCTTAGCTCTATCGCTTAACACCTGCACAATAGCCCTTAGCATCTCTGAGTCCATATTGATAAACTCACTAGGCGCGATCCCTAGCTCTACAGACAAACTTGCTATCGCATAGAGCGTAGAATCACGCTGTATTATTTTTTTTCTTCGTCCAGTACCTCAACAGTTTCTAAGCTGTCAATAAACTCAATACCAAATACAGGTACAGTTACGTTAGCCCTACGTAAGCACTCATGCGCTAAGAAGTAAATCTCAGTCTGCCGTTCGTGATCACGTAGGACTTTACTAATTCCTGCGCCATACTTTAACTCGAAAGCGTACTCGACACCTGGCGTAATCTTGTGTTCAGATACTTCGCCATTAGCCCTTGTTATCTTTAGCTTTGCCATTATTACTCCTTATGCAGTTGCTACAGCTACTGTGCTGTTGCAAGTAAGTGTAAGGGATTGATTGCTAATATCGCCTACTGCGCCGTTCACATTTTGCAGATTGTTAATTAAAACAGATGCTGTGTATGAAGGGTTAGTTGCAGATACGGCAGCACTTGTCTGCTTGATCACGCATGTTACAGTAGTGCCATAAGCAGCACGTAATGTAGGGATAACTGTTGCAGCAGCATTATCATTTAGGAAGTCTAAAGTGATTGTGCTTGCTTCCAAACCTTTTGCAAACTTATGTGAAGTATCGCCCATGGCGGTTACTTCTAGCTCATCAAAGGATTGGTTAATTGTTACAGCTGTTACATACGCTGATAGATCAACGCTGTTTAGCGTAACGGATACGCCATTGTTTAAAAATATGGCCATGATTACTCCTTGTCTTTCTCTTTAGTAGGTGCAGGGGTTGGTGCTGGTGTTTCTTGGATCTGGCCTATCTTTTTTAAGAAGGCTAAGTTTTCTGCGTCTGTACTCATTTTAACTCCAGCTCGTTAGGATTGATACGGTAATTTCAGATACCAGCAAATCACCACTAGCGGCGTTGACTATAGCAGGTGCTGAAATACTAGATATGTTTAGCACCAAAGATGATGCGTTTAGTTTAGTTACTACTGCCAATATAAAGTTTTCCATGCCTGCTAAGTTGCCTTGATTGTCAAATGCTGGCGTGGTCATAAGAATCTTAAAGTTTGCTAGTGGTGCAATACTTGTAATGTCATTGTTAGACGGCACAATATAAGGATCACCAGGTGTAACTACTACGCTGTTAGCCAATAATGTTGCCGGTGGGAATGAAAAGGTTGACCACACGCCTGCATTCGCTAAGTCTGTTGCAAGTGTGCTGCGTAGTGTGGTGATTGCAGCTGGCATTAGCCGACCAGTGAGTTAGGACTAGAATACGGCTGGATGAGACCACGCACTCTGTTAATCAGCTGATAACCCATCCGATATGGGCTTGCAGTGATCCCATCCATACCTACCCCACCAGTCTGGCTAACTTGACGGCTTTGCCAGATGTCAACAGCTACGATCATCGCAGCCTCTCGTATGGCAGGGGTCGCAGTGTAAGCCTGTGCTTTATGCTCTGGGCCAAGGGCTCGGCCGTATGGTTTGATAAAATGAAATGGATCATCGCTAGCTGTTTTTGCGTATTGAATAATGCTGTAGCCATTAGGGTATGAACTAAATGCGTATGTACTCCAGAATGCTGTGCCAATAGATGCTGGCACTGTAGTACCTGGGAATGATCCTGTAAGTGTGTATGTGCCGTTATATGTTGCACCACAATTACTTATTGTAATTGATTGACCAGTTACAAAGATGCCTGGATTTGCTAATACTAAAGTTGCTACGTTGTTGCTAATAGATGATCCGACTACTGGCGCATCGTTATGCCAGAGATAACCAGAGATTAAATCTTCTGCCGATTGGCAGCACTCTTCTACGGTTGCATCGGTATATAAAGTGCCTATACCCAGATTTGACCTTAACTCGGCCATAGTAACCATAGCTGCTGGCATGTGTACTCCTTATCTTAAAAAGCTCCCTAGGGCTAGGGCTACTAAACCCTAGGGATTATTAAATTAACTAACTTATTAGGTTAGGTTAAAGCGGCGAACGCCACCAGCGACTAATACACCAACGGCCATATAACCATATAGTGCTGTCTCGATCTCGCCTGTAGTTGGGATGTTTGTTGACAGACGTAGAATTGGTGACTCGTAAATTGATACTGAAGATGGAACTACAATAAATGCAGACTCATCAATAGTAGTAGATACTGCGTTTGGATCTACGTATAGATCTAAACCAAGTACGTTACCACGTAGTGATGTTGGTACAGAAGATCCTGCATTGTTCATTGGGTTAGCAGCATTGTAAATTGGGCGACCTGTTGAATCAGTTGCGCCAAGTAGTAGTGACCACTGTGATGTGCCAGCGATGTACTTAGTTGCTAGCTCACCTGTTGCAAGGTATGCAGCTGGTGCTTCTTTAGATACGTAGGAAATAATTCCTGCTGAATCTGCTGCTACTGCTGTAGCTTGTGTGCCACCTGATGTTAATGTTGCAATTACTGCTGCATCTGTTGCCTTGTTGTAAGCACGTGTCATGTTGTCTAACATGGCTGCAAAGAAGTCTGGTGAGCTGCGCTCTAAGATTTCTAAGCTGTAGCGTTGTAGTCCAGCATATTTCTTAACAGTTAAGTTTACGTATGAAGATACGATACCTGTCTCTGATGGGCCTGCTGCTTCTGCAGTCTCTGCTACTGTACCTGAAGTAGTGATTTTTGGTACTGAGATTGTCATGCCTGCTGCTGGTAATGCACGTGTACCGATTGCATCAATAGCTGGGCGTGATCCAATAAGTGTATCTACTACTGTAGGTACGAATTGTGTTGGATTAAATGCTGGTGAAGTTGTGAAGCTGTCATCTGCAGCAGTTAAATACTTTGCTACGTCTGCTTCTGCTTTCATTACCCACTGTGCTGATTCGTGATTACCTAATTTTGCCTTGATAGTATGCTCAAGCATTTGTGCTTGTGTCTTAATTGGTGAGCGAGGCTCTGTATAGAATGATGCACTTATTGTTGGGCGTGCAGCCTCTACTGGAGCAACCTCTACCACTGGCACTGCTGTTGGCTCGGTGGTGTTGTCCACTTGTGCCTCACTTTCCGTAGTTGGTTGGATTGTTGCATCCGCTTCGCCTTCGCTAGCGGCAACTTTAGTTACTTGTGCTTCTGTAAATGCTGGTGACT